CGATAATACAAAAAATTAATTTGATAGGTGATCATAATAAATTATTTAATAATAATTTACGTGATGTTGTTGCTACATCCTTGCCTGTTAATTTTAATTTTGTTGCTTATAAGTGTTCACAAAATGATGTTGCTACTCAAATTGACGGTTTATGTCATAGGATTGGAGCTAAAGTGCCAATAGCTAATGTTGGTGCTGTAAGGGATTTTAAAAATTTTGTTGGAATCGAAATGAAGAAATTATTCGAACCTATAAATTTTGACTCTGATTTTACTGATGAAACATATCATAAACATGTTAATTTACCACAACATAAAATTGCTCGTATGATAAAAGAACTAAAAGAAACTGAAGTTGGTGATCGTAAGTTTCAACCACATAATATACAAGGTCATTTTAAAGAAGAATTTTATCCAACTGGTCCAAAAACTATTCGAGGCATTTTTGCTCGTTTAGCTGCTATGAAGGCAAAGATTGGACCAATTGTTCATTTGATGGAAGAACATGTTTTTCAACATGATGACTTTGCCAAGAAAATACCTGGAATTTTGAAAGCTTCAAAAATATTAGAAAAAATGGATACACATGGTTCTTATTATTATACAACTGATTTTGAATCATGGGAATCATCGATGTCATCAGAAATTATGGAAGCTGTTGAAATACAAATTTATGATTATTTATTGGGTAATTTAGAATGTAAAGAAAATTTTTTAGAAGTATATAGAAAAATATTAGAATTAAATAAAATAACTACAACATATTTACAGACAACAATTAAAGGAAGAAGAATGTCAGGTGAAATGACAACCTCATTAGGAAATGGTCTGACAAATTTAATGTTGTTGCGTTATGCTGCATATTTATCTTGTGCTAAAGCAAAATTTTTGGTAGAAGGTGATGATGGCTTAATTTCTTCTGATCGTCCAATTAGATTTGATTTCTTTCATTTGTTGGGATTTGTTTGTAAGCTTCAACAATTGGATGACATTAAGAAATCATCATTCTGTGGTATGATCTTCACACGACCTGGTCATATAATTAAAGATGCAATTAGTGCTTTATCTAAGTTTGGTTGGTGTTCACGTAAATATAATAATTGCTCACATAGACTCAGAATGGGTTTATTAAGAGCTAAAGCTTTATCTTGTATTTATGAGACACCACATTGTCCTATTTTAGCTCCTTTTGCTCGGCGTGTTCTATTTTTAACACGTTCTTATATGCCTAGATTTGATACTGGATTAGATAATTATTTTCGAATGAAATTATTAAATGCTATTAAAGATGAGAAGAATATACCACCCACAGACATATTACCTGAAACCCGAGTTATTTATGATGAAATGTATGGAATTGATCCTAACACACAAAGACATATTGAAGAAAAATTGTCTGAAATAAACTTATTTGATGATAATAATTGGTTAAACTTTGCTGCCTCAAAAGTCACTATAGATTTACATCATGCTTATGTAAACCAAAATTTTGTTGATAACTATAATAGAAAATGCACATTTATATCAGCTAACGGAAATGTTAATAAAAATAATAAAATTGCAAGCATATTACGATCTCCCGCGGATAGAGTAATCTGTAAACAATAAAATGAATAACAATAAAGTTAAATCAAACACCGTTAACAATCCTAATAAGGAAAAAAGAAATCAACAAAATAAACAAAAAAGACAAAATAATAAAAATTTAAAT